ATTTTTTAGATAAGCATCCCATGATCCAGTAACAGTGTTATTAAGGACATCTTGTATCTCTGTAGTTGAGAATTGGATTAAATATCTACTATTATATCGGTTTCCTAAAGTGTAAAATGATGAAGCCTCTAGAATCTGATCTAAACCAGTATTCATACTAGGGTATTGCTCATACAATGTAGCATCTTTTTCAGGGAATATTTTATATACTGCCATATCTTTTTATTATAATGGTACTACTCTACCTTTAATATCTTCGTTTAAATTTTTAACTTCAAAAATCATTGGATCTAATGAAGGGTAAACAACATCGTTTACTGTTGCTCCTTCAACATCATATCCATAAGCACTATAACCTAAAGCTTCACCTGCTAAATTTGTAATTTTAATATTTTTTACGGTTTGCACACCTTCTACTTTATCCAAAAGGATAAATAAATCTTTTAATATAATAGGTTGATTAATTTGCCATTGGTCAATATCAAAGTATGTAGATAATGCTGCTATACATTTAGTTATTATTTCATTATTATTATAATTAGGTAAAACTATTATATCAAATTCTACACCAATATTAATTATAAAAGCATCTTTAATTTTAACAGAATCATTAATCATTCTATATTCTGATAGATATGTTTTTAAATTTTTCTTTAATGTTGATGATGCAGTTCTTAATTTTTTATTTATATCATAAGATAAAATATATAAATCTAATACTGTTGGTAATTCACCTGGTTGGTATTCTCCAATTTTAGCTGGTCTAGCATATGCTTGAGCTATTACTCCTAAATTAGCAGGCATTGATAATGCTCTAATTATATAATCTTCTTGAGTTACAGATCGCAGTTGGTTTTGGAAATTACCGGTTGCATTTCTCCTAATTTCTTCTATAGTATCACCATCTTGACCACCATCTGCAGCCAATACATTATTTGAAGCTATAGAAGCGAAAATAGTATTTGCTAGTGAAGAATCGGATAGATTTGTGTTTAAAAACACAATATTAGTATCATCAATTGCTGTTAACGAACCAGCCTCAACATTTGCACCAACTCCCCCACCAGTTAAATATCTAACCGTTAAAGTAGTGTTAGATGGGGCGATACCATAAGTATTTGTAAATACAAAGTTTAATGGGGAAAATGCTGTCGTTAATTTTGTTTTTTCAAATGGTAGACCTAAACCTACATTATCTGGGTTTGGGACTATTTCCTCATCATTATCTCCAAAATTACCAGCTCCGAATTGTATTTCTAATGTACTTTCATTTTTAAATCTAGTAACAAATCTTCTTTGTACTTGTTTTAATTGAAGTAAATATGGAGCATCACTATTATCTGAATAGTTTGGATCATTTACATTTGTATTTCTAATCGAATCAAATACATTTTCTTGAGCCAAATTAGGAACTTCATACCATGTATTATCATCACTATCTTTTACATCTAAAATACCTATAATATTTGAAATATTTAAAGTACGAGTGTCAAATCTTTGAGGTGCCGTAAAAGTAAATGTTGTTGTATTAACAGTAGCTGAAATTGCTTTTCGTGTTTTTTTCAACAAATAAAATGTTGGTTGTGTCCCTGATAATTGGTAAACTGAAACTTCAGTTGGATCCATTGAAGATGAAACAGAAAAATCAACTACATCTTCAATTAAAAATTTAATATTGCTATTAGCATTAGAGCTAACCTGAGTATTTTCAGGTATTTTTAGAGTATAATCATAATCGGGAACAGTAACACCACTAACTAATTTAGCAGGCACTTGTTGGAAAAAATCTATATCAACAGATGCTGCTGTAGTTACTTTAGGTACATAACCTAACATATAAGATAAATTGAATAAATTTTCAGTTTGACGTGCAGTTTGGATAAATGTTTCTTGAATTTGATTATCTAAGTAAAATGATAAAACATCACCTACATAAGAAGACATTTCAATAAACAGCATACCTGTAGACGTTTCCGTAAAGTCATTAAATGTATTAGGAAAATATGTTTTTGAATAATCAATGAGGGCACTTCTAAAATCATTGAAATCCCTATTGATATAACGTATGTCTCTTTTTAAATCTACCATTATTGTAATAATATGTTAACACTTTCTTCTATACCAAATAAAACTATTTGATATGTTAATGTAAAATTAATTGTATTAGAATCAGGAATATTGTCAAATACTACCTGTTTCACTTGCACTTCGGGAAAAAAAGAATTAATATCATTTTGTATTCTTTCTCTTAAATCTTCAGTTGTTGTATCTGAAACGTTTTCAAATAATAAATTTCTCAAATCAGCTCCAAAATTAGGATTAAATACTCTTTCACCTCTATTAGTTAATAAATAATTAACTAGATTAGCTTTGATTTGGTCCCTAGTTTGGAATGTAGGCACAAATACAGCATCTCCATTTAATGGAAAGCCAAACCCTACTGCTCTTCTAGCTTCAGTATCAATTGGGTATTTATTTTGTATAATTTGAGCCATTTAAATTTTTTATTTTGCTGACATTAAACCCATTATCTGACTCATATCAACATCTCCTTGAGGTAATGAACCATTTGCTGAATCAAATCCGGCTTGTGGTCTAAATGATTGAGCATCAGAAGAATTAAGTGATATTGATGTATTATTTAACGCCTGTTCATACATATTTTTTCTCTGAGCTGCACTCATTTGTGGTTGTGTATTCGTTGATTGTGGTTGAATCGGTTGTACTGATTCTTGCATAACTGCCACAGATGAACCTTTAGGTGCACGAACAGCTTCCAATAGAATATCTTTGATTTCCTCTTGGATTGCCTCTTTTACGGCCTCTTTGATCATTTTTTTAAGTTCTGTAGATTTCATTTTGTTTATAAATATTATGTTAATTAATTTTGTTTAAAAAGTTTTAAGATCCTGTGTAAGGTTGAAGATTAAATACATTTTCAGCTATAAAAAGTACTGCATCAATATTTGCAAGTGAAAAGTTCGGATATAGTTGTTGTATATATGCTACCCATTTAGATGCCGACTGAGCACTTATTAGGTAATTAACTTCCCCTTCAGAAAATCCTCTATTTATTAATATTTGTTTAAAAAATTCGTTTGGAGTTAATCCATTATCTATTTGTTGAGTAATATTTTGTACAAGTAGATCAGATTCTTCCATAATCCATTTAGCTTCTAGTTCAGTAAATCCTCTATCTATTAGGCTTTGACGTGCTTCATTTACAAGATTTTCTAATATTTGTGCTGGAGTTAAAGGAGTTGGGGATGGTATATCTTCTTCTACTTCTTCTACTTCATCACTCTTTGTATATTCTCGTAAAAATTGGTCTATATTAAATTTAGCTTCATCAAACAACACTTGAGTTGACGATGAGAATGAATATGGACCTGATGTATCTATTTGTCCTTCAACTTGAGCAGGTGAAGTACCAGAATATAATGTAACCCCAAATGCTTCACCCGTTTCATTAAAAGCATTATTAGCACTAATTGTTCGAACTGCCTTAATTCTTCTAGCGGGGAAGCTAAAAGTATTGGTTGAATTAAATTCAAGGATTAGTGTAAATCCTTTATATCTAACCCCACCCCCATCAGTAAGTAAAAATAATAAAGCATTATTAGCTGCTTCGTTAGCTTCACTATTAGATGATGATTCTAAAGGCCCAGCTGTTACTGCTAAAGATTCTTGAATATTACTTGTAATAGATGATAAAGTTGCATCTATACCAGCTTGAGTAGCAGGTCCAGGTTGTATTAATACTCTAACAAAAGTTACAATTTGGATAATTTTCTGAAATATGGGGTCAAATAAATTTAATTGGGCAACTATGGGAACTAATATTCTAGTAATAATTGCTACAGCCTTAGGAATTTGTTCTAAGGGGGGTTTTATTTCTCTTACTTTTTGGTCAGTTTTATATAAAACATCCTCAATTTTGGTAACTACTTTTAATGGTGGATTTCCAGGAGGTGCACCTAAAGGGATTGTTCCTGTTGATTCTGATACAATTGCAATTGTAAGTTCTAAAGCTGTTACTATACCATTTAAAGTTTCACCTAAAGTATTTATAGTTTCTAGTGGTTCTGTAATAGTATTTACAGTACCTTTTACCACATTTAAAGTTTGTACAACTGCATCTAATCCACCTTCAACTCCATCTAAAACACCTTCGATCTGAGCTCTTTGAGGTTCAGGAAGTGGGGGTGATAAATCCTTTGCAGTATTTAAAGTTGCAGGGGAAAGTAAATTAGGGGGTAACGTCCCACCATTTAATACTTCTCTTGTTGAAAATGGTAATTCAATTGGAACTTGTTTTTCAATTTGAGTAGCTGCAATATCTATTGCCTTTTCTTTAAGAGTAGCAATAACTAAGTCTAGATCAACTCCACTTTTAGCAACAGCTACCATTAAGACACTTATTAATTTAGCAAACGACATTACTTA